AACAACGTAGATAGTGCAGAACCTGAGAAGTTATAGTCTTTGAAGGTATCTTGTGTTTGCAGATAATTGATAAAGTTTTGCTTAATGCCACTAAAATCTAGGCTAGCAACTTGAATATTCGTATTAGATGCCATTATCTGGACCTTTGAAGAAGAAGATTAACATTCGTTGGCGTAGTATTATTTCCAATAAAAAAGGTCAAAAAGACATCAAAACCATTTTTGTCAGGTGTAAACTGAACGTTTACATTATTGATTTTGGCTCTAGGCTCAAAATTTGTTATCGTATTTCTGATTTCGTCTGCTAAAATACTTGAGGTTACATTTGTAGCAGGTTCAAATAACAATCCAGATAGATTAGACCCTAGATTTGGTTGAAATGGTCTCTCATAAAAGTTAGTCAATAATAAATTCCTTACAGAAGCTATGACCGCCTGGTCGTCATAACGTAAGGCAACATCTTTGGTTACCGGTAACGCTTTGAACGTTAAGTCTATGTCGGAGTAGATTTTCTGTAAATTTGCCATCTGATATTTATGAGTTCAAATTGGCAAGAAGTGATGGAGAACCAATGTAATTGTTCAAAAGAAAGTTTTGCGACTGTCCAAGATTATTAAATTGACTCAAAACACCATATTGTTGTACCAAATTTGAAGAATTCTGAAAGAATTGTGAATCTTGTTGTGGATAATAAGTCATTACAAAGTTAATTGTGGACACCACATTTTGTAAAGCTTGTGCATTTGCTGTACTGACGTTTGTTGTGTAATATGTTGTTCCTTCACCTTCACCATACGTAATAGTGTGTGCAGTTAATGAATTTGCTAAAATATTAGTAAAATAAGTCATCGTGCTATATAAATTGGCTAATGTATTGCCTAATGTAACACTTGAGAAGTTACCCATAATAACAGATGTATTTGCAACTCCATCAGTTTGACTTGTGATGTAGGACAACATTTTACCTTGTGCAGTAGCAGTCGTGTAATGTGGTGTTGTGAGGTCAGAATCAGGAGGAGTCACATTCGATTGCTTATTTGTTATGTACAAATAAGAATTGGCTGTATTGGATGACAATATAGTAGATGTTGAGTAAACATTTGCTACTGCAACATTTACTGAGTCATTTGGTGGACTAGCAAATAAGCCATTTGTTAAAGATACCAATGTGTTGGATGTGTCCCAAATTTCTTGTGCAACATTAGCTACAGGATTAACAAAGAAGTTACTAACCGTATTACTAGCTAAAGCATTAGCCTGCCATGGCCTCAATAATGATGGCAGTATTGTCATTTGTGTATTTACATTACTGGTGTATGATTGAGACAAAGCATTGGTATGTGGATCATCAGAATTAAATCCTAATCTTGCGTAGACGCTTCCCATAATATATTAAACTCCTATTTCTTCTGGTACTGGAGGTCCAGTTGGACCTTTTGGTGATACATGTATATGTGAATTATGTAGGTTCAAGTTAACAGTATCATATGCCCAAACTGCACTCATTACACCAAATGTTCCTAAAGGAGCAGCAACTTCTGCTACCGCAGTAACGCTACCTGGTGTTGCAATAGGAATACCAGCAGAAAAACCACCTAAAACTGTAACAAAACCACTTAATCCTGCACTCATTCCGTCCATAGCATCAATACGGCCAGTAGATGTTATTTTTCCTGCAACTAATTCACCATCAACAGTAAAATCTCCGCTGATGTGCATATAATCTGGTGTATTGATTTTTAGGCCTCCAGTGATATCACCACCAGCATTAATAATTGTATCCCCTTGTGATGTTAGACTACTGATACCCTCAACTACTTGTGTATAGTTGCCTTTGATGTGTTGTTCTACATTACCATCAACTTGTTCAATTAAATCACCTGCAACGTGAATTTCACAATCACCCAGCACCTCAATTTTCATTCGGCCTTGTACTAGTAAATTTTTATTACTGATAGTAATCTCATATCCATCACCATAGACCTTATGCACCTCATCACCATTAGGATGCATCTCAATAAATGTACCTGAGCGGTGTTGCAGTCTTACACGTTCTCTTGTAGGAGTGTCATCCAACTCAAAAGAATGGCCACTAGGTGTCTGTGTGGCATTATTATATGGATATACCGGTTGATATTGTGAATTTGCTGCTGATTCAGGCTCAGTCCATGCTGTAAAAAAATCTGGTTGATCCATTCAATGTCCTTATGGCTGAGAAGCTGTGTTTGCGGTTGCACCAAATGATGGTGGTGCTGCAGCAACTGTTTGATTTATATGATTTGTTAAACCCGTTACATCTGATCCATTTGTTGAACCATTAATAATATTTGTCAATGAAGAATTAGTTGTGTTTACTTGACTCGCTGCGGAGTTGGCTGAATTTGATAAGTTACTAAATGTTTGTTTTATTCCTGGTATATTCTTAATCGAATTATTAGTTTGCTTCAATGAATTGTTAAAATTCGTTAAACATTGCTCTAATATTGCTTTGATTTGACTAGGTAGACTTTCAATCCATTTAATGATTTGATTCAACTGTTGGGGTAAAGCTAATATAAAAGCAACATCGTAAGCAATCTGAGCAGCTTGTGCAAGAACTTCTTTCAATATTCTAACAATATATTTACCAGCAGAAATAGCTAAAGAAATTTGTCCTGTTGGATCTAAATTCAACGCTTCCAATAGTCCTGCCAATCCAGTTCTAAAACCTTGTTGCAGTTGTTGTAACATAGCACGTACCGCATTAGCAGCAGCCATTTTACCATTTTTAATTGCATTGCCAATTTCTGTAAAAGGATTAGTTAGTCCACCTAAACCAATACTAGCTGCAACATCAAACTTAAAATCACAAACGTGACTTAGGTTATTGTTATTGTTTAATAATGCTGTATTGACTAATGCACCTCTGGAAAGACCTGGTGTTGTTTGTGAACCTGCGGTGTAAAAATAACCTCCATTAGGCAATTGGGGTGATTTAACTTCAGCTACAACACCACCATTTAAGATATCTGTTGGTGCTAAATTGGAAAAAGATGTTGAAGTTATGGCCGCTGCATTATTTTGTATACCACTCAATGCAGCACTAACCGAGTTTGTTAATATGTTAGATGCGTTTGTAATTGAACTTGATACTGTTGTTGCCATTATGTTCCACTTTCTTCTTCTTCTGAACTCTCTGTAACAGGTGACGATGTTGCAGTGTCAGCAGCTGCAAAGCCAGGCAAATAACCCATCATTATTGGAAACTGTCCACTCTCACCGTCCATAAAGAACCCTACAACCCAATCACCTATCTCAAGTGGTTGAAATTGTTTAGCCGTATTTATTGAGTTCATTGGGTGAGCCCAAGGTAAATCTGTGGTAGGAATTAGGCTTGTATCGTCTGTATGCCAACCAAAAATACGGACTTGGCAACGACCGAGTGCTAACGGATCAATTCTGTTTTCAACCACACCAACCCACCAGTAGAAACCATTAAGACCTGCAAAATTATTTACTGTTTTCATTATCCACTCACAATATTAGACCATGTTATAGAACCATCATTAATATCAGGATATTGATGTGGTACACTTTCTTTTGCTACCTCTAAAACTGTCTTGAAATCATTTTGTGTAATCATGTGTCTGACAGCCGTGACCAAATAATTACCAGAATAGAACAAATCTAGTTCTTTACTTGATGGATCTTTAGATAACAATTCAAATTCAATAACAGTACCAACCGTCAATAAAGGATCACCAGGAACTGATATCTTTACTCTTGTATAATTGGCTAGTGCCAACTGAGCTGTTCTATAAGGTATGTATGTCTCTGCAAAAATGTTCTGTGCAACTGAACCTGGATTTGCCTGAACAACTTCATTATTGGCTTCATCAAAGTTTGAAAACACCAATTTCAATGTAGATTGACTTGCTTCATTCATCTTTTGACCTTTACGATTTACGTAATTATTGGTCACTGGATAATCGTTCAAACCACCTGTATCCGGATCATTCCAATATTGTAAATAATCAAAATTTGTAGTTATTTTCTTGCGAGTCAATATGTCAACTGATATTAATTGATTAGCAAACATACCAGTGTTGACAGCATTCAATGTATCATATGAGTTGAGAATCTCATAAGTTGTCACATTGTATACTTCTTCTGTTAGATTTCCTTGTTCGGTATTCTTTGGATCATAACTATAAGTGTTGTATATGTTTACATCAGGTCCATCAGTTAGGACCTGTAATGACTTAAATTTGAAGCCGTCTTTGTCTTCATAGAAAAGCATATC